GTCGACCTATTTACCCGCCCATCCTTCCATCCCATCCAAGAAGAATTCCCAGAACTCTTCAACACGGAAGCCATTGTTATCACGTTTGGGGCGGATTGGTGCGCGGCTTGTAGGCGGCAAGCCATCGAACTCAAGGGACCGTCCACGGATTACAACATCCTCAAGGTTGAGATTGAGGTTGATGGGGAAGAGACGAGATGGAAAACGTTGATGCAGAAATTGGAGTTGGGAAGCCTCATACCCGTCACCGTGGTCATGGAAAAGGGGGAGGTTCTCAAGGTGTTCTACGGATTTACCCGTTGGTCGTATATCAAACCTCACGCAACAAAGGCACGAAAAAATGAAGATGACACGAAGAGGAACATTGATGTTGGCCCCATTCACATTGATTGGGATGATGACTCCTTCAATCTTGATCGGAGACGAGACTCCCGGCCTTGACCCGTCTGACTCTTACGGATCGGGTCCGGTCCAACATATTGTCTATCGTCGAAAGTTTGTCCAAGCCCTAAATGAGAAGCGCCGCGTTGGTCAAGTCTCTCTGCGCGATTATCGTAGGCTGCGCATGGCAGTCTTGAACTCAGCTTTCATGGACGGGTTCATTGAGGAGATCGAGAACGTGGCGAAAGCCGCGGGGGATTGGTTGGAGGATCTTCAAGCATGGTTCAAGGTCCTCTATGATTGGCTCATTGAAAATTGGGAAACCGTCCTCAAAATTGCAATGTCCCTTTTGATGTTCGTTATATGAGTCATCCATTAGTTTCGGATTTTCTGACATGTGTCCGCGAGGCAATCCACAATCAAACCTTGGATGTGTGTTCAAGGTGGGCAGTCTCGCGGCGCGTAATGCCGGATGGGCAACCCTACTCGCTTGAGGATTACCCATATGTAAAGGAAATCCTAAACTCACGAGCCCAAAAAAATTGGGTCATGAAGGCGGCGCAAGTAGGGTTGTCGGAAGCCGCCTTCACCATCTCGTTTTTCGAAATTGACTATCACCAACGAGATGTCATCTACTTCTTCCCAACTGGGAAGATGGCGGAACGGTTCTCTAAAACGCGGTTCCATCAAGCCATACAACTATCGCCCCATCTCTCGCGCGTGGTGACAGTTAACACCGCTGAAATCAAACAGATTGGAAACGCGACCCTTCACATTTTGGGCGCGAATTCAGAAGCCAATTTGCGTGGTACATCAGCGGGGAGATTGTTCTTTGACGAGCTTGACGCTTGGACCGAACGCCAACAATACATGGCGGAGGAGCGGGCATCAGGTCAAAAGGATGGGGATAAAATCATTTGGGGATTCTCAACTCCCCGCTTCCCAAATTGTGGAATTCACAAACAGTTTCAAAGCTCCACGCAGGAACACTTTTTCTTTGACTGCCCACACTGCGGAGCGGAGATCGAACTCCTCTGGGAAGATTCCGTGGAGATACGTGGGGATTCCGTTGATGATCCTGAAGTAAACAATTCCTACCTGAAATGCTCAAAATGCCAATGTGAACTCCCACACGAAACCAAAAAAGATTGGTTAGCAACGGGGCGTTGGAAAGCAACTAACCCTGACGCTGATCCAGACATTTGCCGTGGATTCTGGATCAGTCAACTCTATTCTCCAACGGTTACCGCGGCGGAATTAGTCATTGCGTACTTACGCGGATTTGGTGATGAAGCCGCGCGGCGCGAGTTCTACAATTCGAAACTAGGGTTGCCATTCATTGAGGACGCGCACCAAGTTCAAGATTCCCAAATTGACGAAGCAACCAAGAAATACTCATTAGCAAGCATCGTCCTACCATATAACGAACGGGATGGAATCGTTACGTTAGGGGTCGACCAAGGGGGACCACTCCATCATTGGGCAGCGGTAAAATGGAGATTTGATCCGAAAAAGGTAGGCGACCCCAATGATAGAGCGGTAGGAAGGTTGATTGGGTGCGGACGGTTCCTCCAAGATGATTGGGGCGGAATCCACTCGCTCATGAGACTTTACCGGGTTTGGAGGTGTGTCATTGACTACTTCCCAGAACCTACAAACGCGCGCGTATTCGCGCGAACTTTCCCAGACGCAGTATATTTGTGTCAATACGTTCGGGGGGTTGTCGCGAGAGAGGTCCGGATTACAGAGGACGAGAATTACGGCGCTCACCTCGTCCGGTGCGACAAGGTTTCTTGGTTGTCAAAATCGCTGGGACGCGTCATGGTGGGGACGTTGGAATTGCCTTTGGACCTCCCTTTTGAGTTCCGGAAACATCTCAAAGCGCCAGTTCGAACACTCAAGGAGGAGAATGGTCAATACGTGGCGGAATTCGTAGATACCGGACCGGATCACTACGCTCTCGCTCTATCATACGCTGAGATCGCTCTCAAGATTCTGGACCCTTCTCTCAACTCTTCTAGCGTCATCACAAATACCCGAGAATAGTTGGGTAAAAAATGTGGGTTATGACGTTTAACCAACTTGAAGGGAAAAACTATGTCGCTTACCAATTTCTCCAAGCTGACGGGGCAAAGCCTCCAAGCGGACTTCTATGACCGAAACGATTGGGCAGAATGGCGATATTGCTATTCGGCGGGTCGGTTATTCCGTGAGGAATACTTAGAACGGTTCTCAGATCGGGAGACCAAAAAGGAGTTTTTACGGCGCCGGAGTCTCACGCCTATCCCTTCGTACGCGCGGATTGAAATCATGAGGGTTCGGAACTCCCTCACTCAAAGGTTTCCCGACATTAGCCGACTAGGTGGCAGCAAAACGTGGAATGAGGCTGTTGAGGGAATCGGACGAGGAGTCGACCGGCGCGGGAGTTCTATGAACTCCTACCTCTCCAAGTACCTCTTGCCGGAAATCCTAGTAATGAGGAGGGTCGGAGTCCTCGTTGACGCGCCGCGGGTCATCGGTGAAACGGCAGCGGATGTTCCCGAGAACTTCCGACCTTACCTCAATTACTATCCCGTTGAGTACATCGAACGCGCCATACCGGCCCCCCTCGATTCTCCTTCGGATTGGGCAGCGGTCCGTGTAAAGGATATTAAACGAGATTATGACGTTGAGGCTGGTGAGGTCACAGAAACCAACTCATGGCGGCATTATTATCTTGACCCAAATCGTGGGAACAAGGTAACGATTCGTTACTTTAACGAGAATGACGAGGAATCCGAAGCACCGGTTCTGACAAATCTTGAATCCATTCCTTTTGTCGTGTTCGATATCCTCGAAAGTCTCATTAAGGACGTTTGTTCATACCAAATTGCCCACCTGAATCTGATTTCGGCGGATACCTCCTACGCGATTGATGCCAATTACCCGTTCATGGTTCGACAACGAGGAAATACCATCCCCGCGCACCTTCTTGGAGAAGACGACTCCGCAGATATCGGAACGCAAAAAGGTTTGTGGTATGATCGGGGACTGAATGCACCCGCCTTCATCTCGCCCCCCGTCGAGCCGATGAGGACCTCCCTTGAGTTGCGAAAAGGATTCCGTGAAGAGGTCCATGAGATTGTCACCGGGGCATTAATGGCGCTTGGTGAAGATGGGACGATGGAGTCCGGATTGGCTTTCATCGGGCAGTGTTTGGAGGATGGGGAAGCTCGATTGTGGGACCATTGGACAGCTTACGAACAATCAAACCCCGCGCGGCGCGAAGTTCCCCAGATCATCTACCCGGAGGACTGGTCTCTCAAAACCGAGGAGCAACGCATCCTAGAGACCAAGGAATACATTGACCTCATGAACAAGCTGCCGGGACAAACCGGGAAGAAAACGGCAGCCAAGATTGCTTATGATCGGTGGTTACGCGGGCGAGTTCCACAAAGCGATTTAGACAAGATCAAAGCAGAGATTGACGCTGCGCCGTACTCCATCTCTGACCCAAATATCGTCATCCAAGCCAAGAAGGAAGGCATTTTCTCCACGGAAACTTCCGCCTTAGCTCTTGGGGCAAACGAAGATGAGGCGGAGAAAGCCAAGAAAGACAAAGAGGACACACAAAAAGCCATTGCCGCGGCGCAAATGGATCAGAAATTTGGCGGACCCGGGAACCCGGAAGCCTCTGTAGATCCAAAATCAAACAGCGTTGCGCGTAATGGAGATAGTCCAAGCGGAGTTCAAGGGCGCGGACCGGGCAGCGAATCGAGCGAGGACTAGGAAATGCCAGAATCAACAACCTATCGGACAATCGCAGACGCAGACGCATATTTTTCGGATCAATTGTACGCCACGGATTGGGTTGGTGCGTCTGACGAAGATAAATCAAAGTCTCTTCTCATGGCAACCCGCGCAGTTGACTCGTTGAAGTATGAGGGCGTCAAGCGATCAGTATGGGAAGCGATTGAAGATGACGGGAGTGTTGATCCAGAGTTGAGCATCAACCAAAACCTCTCCAATTCTGAGTTGACTGAGGCGGAGTACCTCGCGGCAGAAGCGGCGCAAATCCGTCAATTCCCCCGCAACGATGCACAAGAACCGGAAGCTTGGACCTTGACTATTGACGCAACCGGGGGGACTTTCGATCTGGTTTTGAATGGGGAGATAGCTTCCGCCATCGCGTATGATGCAGATTCCGCAACCATTCAAACTGCCTTGGAAGGATTAGCCTCCATTGCTCCGGGGGATGTAGTTGTATCGGGTGATGGGCCACATACGATTACAATGGGCGGGGCGTTCATATCTGTTTGGAACAACACGCTGACATCAGATGCATCAAGCCTTACCGGAGGAGAATCAACCGCCACAATCACCACGGTTGAGGACAACGTTCCAGACGAGATTTTTTACGCAGTTTGTGAAGAAGCCAAGTCCCTTTTAAGCGGTCGAGACGCAGAACAAGAGTTTCGGAATCTCGAACTCAACTCGGATGGGGTTGGTTCGAATCGCGTCACAATGGATCGTTCTGGAGTGTGGCCAGAACACTCTGCGCACCTGATCACCTCCCCCTTAGCATGGAAGTACGTTCAACGTTACCTAGCAAAAAACAACACTTTTCGAGTAAATCGGAGGTAAAAATGGGAGTTTTTCAAAACGTATTGAACAACGCGAAAACGTTCACTTCGAAAAGTCAACTCGCGTCGTTCCTACAATCGAAGATCAACAGCCAACTTGACCCGGCATCGAACGCGGCTGCCGCGGTAACAAACGCAGTTCATACGCTCGCGGAATCAACCCAAACATCGGGCGGCGCGGTGTTGACCTTCACTCTACGGAATGGAGAAACGTTTGACGTTGCCCTAGGTTTTGAGGATGCAGCGGCAACGGTGGAATCCGCCATTGATTCGGCGGCAACTTCGGCGTCAATCACTGGCTGGACGAACGGGGATATCGCGGTTACGGGTACAGCCGTTGACGAGGGGGGATTGGTATTCACGTTCAGCGGTGACTCCGTGAGTGGAACCAACCACCCAATCACCATTCTGACGGATGATGATGGAGCGGGAGGCGCGTGGGGGGCTTTCTCTCTTACGGCGCCGGGTCAGTCTGCCCGATATGCCCTTGACGTTCTCATCGCATTGGGTGCCGTAAGCGCCGCCGTGGTTGCTGAGCAAACCGCCGAAGCGTCGAATAGCGGATTCGTGGCGGGTGTTAATTTCAACAAAGTCCCCGGATGGTTGGTTCTCGCTCTTGCGCGAGAAATGGCAGCCGAAGATGGGAACAACAACACATATCACACGGTGGTTGAGTCTTTGCCTATGGAAGATCGCGCTAGGCAAGCTCAATACATTGGTTCGTCCTCGGTGGTGTAAATCAGAAAATTCCAATTTCTTTGGTTACATTTTTCTGATTGAAACGTTTAACACAATTGAGAGGGGGGAAATACCCCTCTTCGGAATCCGGACCGTTTTCCGGAGGCAATCCGCGGCTTAGTTGGGAACCGCGGTTTTCAAACTACCCAACGAATAATGGAGCACTCCATGTCCGATGACCAAAACGGTGGCAATCAAGATGGGCAAAGTACCCCTTCTGTCGGGTCCATCACTCTGACTCAAAGCGAGTTGGACACAATGATGGCGAAAAACCGGAGAGGCGTCCAAGCTCAACTAGTCGAGGCTGAAAAGAAAGCCAAGGCATACGACGCCCTTCAAGCCAAAGTCTCTGCTTTCCTGGAAGGAGGAGAAGGTAAAGAGGGATTCGAGGATCTTGACCACTTTCGCGAGTCGACGAATACCATTCTCGCTCAAACGAGAACGGAAGCGGAGAACTTGCGACGAAATCAATCGGCTATGGAGCAAAAATTGGCGGAAGCCAAGAAGGCTGAGGAAGAATCCCGTTCGCGATATGCGAACGCCATGATTCAACGACAAATTGCCGATGACGCAGCGGAACTCGTGGTTGACGGTGCAGGGCGCGAAGGCGCAATTGAGTATTTCCAACTGAAGTTGGGACAACTCGCGCAGTTCAACGCGGAAACTGGAGAAGTTGGCGTCAAATGGAAAGTGACAGACGCAACAACTGGGAAAACTGAGGACCTCATTATCCCCGTTAAACAAGCTCTCAAGGACATGGAATCAAACCCTAGCAAGTATGGACGCTATTTCCGCTCAACCGTCAACGGTGGAGCAGGCGGGGAAACGATGGATGGAGTTCAACGGACACCAGATGGTGGAATGGATTTCACCAAAATGGATTTCAACAAGTTCAAAGAGCTTGCTAAAAAGAATCCACGGCTCCTTCAGGAGCAAGCAAACAAACTTACGTTCTAGGTCTACTTTGGCGAGTCGCCGGTAGACTTTTCACCATTTTTCTCACGGGAGAATAACAGATGGCTAATAGCCTATCGGCGGCACTTCCCCAATTTTGGGCCAATTTCGCGTTAATGAGTTTGCAAGAGCTGACACCCGCCGCGGGGGTAGTGAATCGCCAATTCGCTCCGGACGTCGCGCGGGCAGGTGATCAGGTTAACGCGTATCGTACGGACCGCGCTTACATCGAGCGAAAGGACGGGGTTGACCCGAACACCGCTCGTGATGTGGTCTTGACCGCGGTTCCAGTCAAGCTGGATCAGTATTTCTACAAGGCTTTCGTCATCACGGACGAGGATGAAGCTCTCTCGATTGCTCAATTGACGGATCTATTCCTCATGGAAGCTGTTCGTTCCATCGCTCGCGGTATTGACCGAGCGATTCTCGGACGTGTTCACGCGTTCCTCCGCGAAGGCACTCCTGCCAAGCGCGCCGGAAAGCTGGGTGGCATGACCACCTCGAATGCCTCGGATTACATCCTGGAAGCTGAGGAAGTTCTAACGGACAACTTGGCGCCGATGGACGGACTTCGTACGGCTATCGTTCACCACACCGTCAACACCAAGTTGATGGGTACGGACGTTTTCATGCGAGCTGACGCGCGTGGACAGAATCCGTCTGTCTTGACTGGCGAAGTTGGGACTATCTTCAACACCCGCGTTGTGATGAGCCAAAACGTCAACTACGTGAACGGTGCATTGTCTGACATCCAGAGTGG